CTCTTGCTGTATCCATCCATCATCGTTGCAATCTTGTTTTGCACCTGGCTGGTTGTGGCCATACCTTGCTCAACGGCAGTGAGCATGACGGTCAAGTCATTGCGTGCCTCAGACTCAAAATTGCTGGATACCTCAAACGCCCTGGCTTTGCGCACGGCCTGGTCATAGATGTTGAACTTGCCGCCCAACTGCAGCGGTGCGGCGTTTCCATCCTTGGCCGCTCGCAGTTGCTCATCGGTGATGGGGTTGTTTGCCACATACTGGAAACCAGCCTCTTGGGCTGCGCCCTTGGCAATGCCAAACAGCGTGCCGCTCAAACGGTCAAGTGACTGAGCTATTGTGGTTTGATAGTTGGCAGCCGCCTGCAAGCCGACATACTGGACTTGTGGCGCTTGCACGCTGGGCAACACGGCACCAGGGATGCCAATATTCTCAACACGCCCAGATTGAAGTAATGGTAGATCGGCCATTATGTAGGTGTCCTTGTCTGTGCAAAACGCAGCACGCCTTCACCAAATGAAACGCCAGACAACAAGCCGCCAGACTTAACGGCAAAGTCACCAGCCATTCTGAGTTGCTTGGCCTGAGTCTCGGCTGCATTCATGGTTAGATCGGCCTGCTCTTTAGCTGCCAATACCATGGCGCTGGCATCCTCATAGCCCAGGATTCGGGCGGTTAAAGCGTTAAGGTTTGTGATGCCCACATCTCTGTATGTGGCACCTACGTTTGCGGCCTGGATAGAGGCTGCAGATCCTTCATTGGATACCGTCCCATTGGCAGCAGCTCGCGCACGAACAGCAGCGTTGGCTCGCTCCATGCCGCGCAGCAGCGTGTTGCCAGCAATGGTGTAGTTGAGCGCTTGCATCTCGGCTTGCTTGAGCTTGCGACCAGCTTGGATTGACGCATACTTCTGATCTTGATCGGTGCGGATCTGGGCCAAACGCAGGGTGTCAATCGCCTGCACTTCATACATGCCCTGCTGATAGTAGGCTGCTGCTTGTTGAGCACCAGCCTTTGTAATGTCAGCGCTGAGTTGAAGCCATGGTGATGCGGTAGTAATTGCACCAGTGACAGCATTCAAGACCTTCCCGCCGGTTTCCAACATGTCTTGAAAACTTGAGTTGGTGTTGTAGTCAACGCCTGGGCCAGAACTAGAATCCCATCCTGGCTCCATTGTGGTCATAAAATCATCAGCCATTATGTGCCTCCAGACACAGCGACCTTGTACTCAAGACCCAACAAGGTCATCTTGAGCGGCAGGCTTTGTGATATTTCTACAGCGGATTCACGCGAATAACCAAGCACGCCATTGACCCGTTTAACCCCGGTGAACTCTGGTTCTGGATCATCCAGCAGCGGGTTGTCAAATGTTCTGAAAGGCACAGGGTTGTTGTTCAGCGCAATGTGCTGGGTGTCGTTGACCACAGCATTGATTTCAACAATGCGTTTTTTGAACCCCAGCCTGGTGCCGGTCTGCAGCTTGATCTCAACAGGCATGGTCTTGGCATAGACGGTGAACGGCAGGCCGACCTCGTAGCTTGTAGTGCTGGCTCGGTCAAAGGTTACGGCCCCAGCACCACTCACTGTTTCATCTCCTTGTGGCACGCCATCGCAAATGACATTGAGTGCCTTGCCAACATGCGGTAAGCTGCCTGCGCTTGCAGCAGCACCTCCGACAAACGCACAATCAGTAAAGCGATCAAAGCTGAAATACTCAACAAAATATCTGTCAGTACTGTTGAATGTGCGCTTCACAACGGCATAGATGTCGGTCACATCAACGCCGACATCAGTGAATATTCCATCTGTGGTGAACTCAGACGGGGCAGTAATTTGCTGGCTGCGCATGATTGAAAACACAGCCATGGTGCCATCAGCAGTGTTGACCATCATCAGCAAATCACCTTCATCGGTGCTGGTCGCCCGGCGCAAAGCCATGCGTGATGGCGTTTTCAGCAAATGGCCAGAGAGCAAAGATATACGGGTTGTGACGTATGTGAGCTGCGTGTCTGAAAACAAGAACTCATTGAGTGATTTTCCCTGGCGCTGGATATAAACAGAACCAGACTCCAGCGATTGCACGCGAGTGCCGGTCTTGGTGCCATTGCGAGACACAGCCTTGAATGTCAGTGTTGTCGGGGTGATCGGCTCAGTGCCAGATTGGGGCACAAAGAACTCACCACCTGTTGTGAACACTTGCAAGTCACGGCCAGAGATCATGTCAACAATGACGTTGAGTGAGCTGGTGTCTAGGGTTGCCTCAACCGCATCATCATCCAGTGACTCACTGGCCTGGAACTCATAGAACAGGTTGATCTTGCTGCCCCAGATTGTGGATGGCCGCGACTTAGAACCGCCGAAATACAAGCGGCCTTCATGGAATGTGCCCGTGCGTGGCCAGCCCTTGCTGGCACTCCATACGTCTTCATACCCTGACTCAACCTCCCAACTGCCCTGTGCAATATTGGCAGTGCTAAAAAATGGATATTCAACAACCGCATTGACTGTGGTGGCGGTAAGGTATTGAATAATGCGAGCGCGGCCTTGCGGTGTCGCATTAATGTACTGCCCAACACTTGCGCCACTGAACGCAGAATTTTGTGATGTCAACATCACATTTCCAGATACTGCACTTGGTGTCAGATATCCAGCGCCAAGCGTGGTTGAGCTGGTCACAACCATCGTGAAAGCATATCTTGGGATGCTGTCAAACGTGATGGTTGTCATTGTCCAATCTGAATTGCTCGCACCCCGCACCAGCTTTACCGGCTGCAGATCAGGGTGAACAATGATCATGGTGTCTGCACTTTGCGTCCAGCAAATATCTGACAGCATGGGCCCAGTGATACTGGTTGCCAGGTATGGATCACCGCCACCATTGATGCCTGTGATTTGCACGCCATCTTTGAACACATACATGCGCGATGGGGTGAAGCACAGCATGTAGCTGTCATCCACAGAGAACTCAAACGGCACCAGGCGCACGCCATTGGCCGCGCTTGGGGTGCTGCTGTTGGGCAGCTCTGCCATGTATTTAAGCCCTGGCCTGCGTCTGATGCCACCCTGTGGCTGCACCACAACATTGGTGGCCTTGGCCAAAGCGTTGTTGTACTGTGCCAGATCCACCCGCGAGCGCAGCAATGGGTCGAGCTCCCCGGTACTGAAGTTGGTCTGGATGTCTACAAAGCGAGGCATCAGTTTCTCACTGCGATCAGGCTGTAGTCTTCAATCACCCTGGTCGGGTTGCCTTGGCCATCAATGTTCATGCATGTACGCATATATCCACCTCGGCCATTTTCAGCAGGGTCGCCAACCGCCACGCGCTGCCAGTACACGGCCCGGTCTGATTGTTCGGTGATGGGCATGGCCAGATGCCAGGACAGCATGTACTTCATCAGTTGGACAAAGTACTGGGGCATTGCGTACTCGCCAATGCTGTACTGGTAGTCGATATAGACGCTGGTCAAGTTGGTGAGCAGCGCATCGCCCTGGATCTCCCATTCCTTCTGGACTGGGCTGCCTTGGGCCGAGCTGTTGTACACAGCCCTTGGGTTATTCAAACGGTCACCAGGCAGTTGATACTGGTAACGCCAGACGCTGGTTGGTGCCGTCACCAACTGAGCAAGTTGAATCTTTTTGGTGTTAAACGTCCACGGGTACACCACCAGGGTGGAGTCGCGGATGTCTGGATATAAGCGGTCACAGGCGCTTGACTCATCGGTGCCGTCATTGAATGAGGTAATAGCTTTGGCACCCAGCATGATGAGTGCATCAGAGCATATTGTGATCCCGGTATCGCCAGCAGCCATATGTACCCTTCAATGTGAGAAAGGCCATCCTCCGAGAATCCCCAGAAGATGGCCTACCTATTTAGACTCCGATTAATCGGTGTCTGTTGCGGTAACGGTCACGCCGTCAGTGATGTCCACCACCGTGCCGGTGTTGGAATTCACATAGGCAGTTGACATCACCGGGGTGCCACCCGTTGCGGAGTAGCAGAAGATGATGTCGCCAACCTTGAGGATGGATGCAATCGTATTGAAATACCCAGAAGCGCGGATCACACTTTGTGCGTCAGTGCTTGAATAGGTATAAATAGCGGGTGCATTGCCAGCCTTGGATTGGCCACCAATTGCGTTAAAGCCAGTAGATGAATAAGCCATGTCAATCTCCTTGATTAAGTTTCACGGCAGGTGATCTTGACGATACCTTCATCGTCAATGGCAACAGCGCCAGCACTGAAGACCTCGTTCACCAACCAAGAAGTCTTCTCAGCGATGTAGTTGATCTCAGTTCTCATGGCAATGCCTTCACCGTAGCCAACTGCATCCTTGTGGAATGCAAAGCAGCTGCGATCAAGTGAGGCATCAATAGCCAAGCCGCCTTCAGAGCGGTCACCCAAGACATGGAACGTAAAGCCCAAGTAGGTGTTGAGCTCGCCCTGCACCAGCGCTTTAACGCTGTTGAAGTCGGAGCTGGTCACGCTGGTCTCAGACAGCAAGTTGGCCAAGCCATTTGCGTGAATGATGATGTTGCGGCCATCAGGTGGAACATTGTTCTTGTCCATTAAGCGCTTAGCTTCGCGCAGCTTGGTAATGTTCATGTTGGAGTCTGTGCCACCAATGTCATTGCTGACGGTCAAGCTGGTGCTAGATGCGGTAAGTGCATCCAGAATCATCTGATCTTGGCGACGGCCCATAGCGCCAGCAACAACTTGCACCAACTCTTGGCGCTCGTCGAAATTGACCTTGGCTTGGCTGAAAATGTCAGAGTACTCTGCTGCGTTGTAGTCAGCCAAAGTCAAAGTGACTGAGCTGAATGCAACATTCAGAGGGGTGACATCAGTTTGGGGAACGCGAATAGTCGCAACACCCTTACCGACTTTAGGAAACTTAACAGTTGAACCTTCTACTCCACGACGCTGGCGAACCGCCGGAACCAACTTTGCCATACCTTGGTAGGCTTGTTTGACTTCCGCGTCGAAGAGAGTAACGAAGGCATTGCTTAAAGAAATGCTCATTGGGATACCTCATTCGGTTAATTAAAAACAGGGTTCTCGCGCCGGTAAGCCAGTAATCTGGGCCAATGCTTGCTAGTTACGCTAGCCAGTCGTCTGCATCTCGCAGTGGTCAGGGTCTGTTGCCAGATAAGCCTTGCACCATTATATATATTTCTTTTTACTTGTTGTCAACATTTATTTTGGGCATGACTTCCCCAAGGGTGAGAAGTACTCCCCCAAGCCCATGTGCGTAAGCACACTAGCTTCCCCATAAGGATGCGATTCATTCGATAGAGGTCTTGTCTCACCTTGTCCCTCTATCTTGCCCGATACCTCGCACACAGTTCGGTAGGGTTAACAGCGGGGTGATGCGCTGCCCTATGTTCTATCCCAAGCCATCCATGTAAATGCACTGCTTTCGCGTGGGGTGCGGCTGGAGTCGAGACAATAAAAAAACCGTTACTACTGCACTAGGTCGTTCCCCTCCTAAGAGGGCTAATGCATGAGTAACGGTTTTCAATTTGTTGTGAACGACTACAACGGTTTGGATTATACACAAAAAAAGCCCCTAGCAAGTAGGGGCTAAAGGCAACTGCTCCTGTAGCAGTTATTTGATTGTAGCGTGGAACATCTTTTCTACCTTCTGTCTGTAGGCAGTGTCTGTTTTATATCTAGGATCATTAACCATTTGATAGAGCTCATCCTTACTTGGCGCGCCCTCGAGCGGTGCGCTCTGTGTTGGCACCCTGCCCTCGTAGGCCTCTCTGACTTTCATCAAAGCTGTGATGCCCCTGGCTGTGCCACCCATGATCTTGAACTCTTCAAAGTCATCCTTTGACCACACGCCCTTGTTGACCAGGCCACGTGCCCAGTCCACCATGCCGTTGACTATAGCGCCACCGTTGGGTCCTAGCTGCTTCATCTCTACAGCTGGGTCAATCATGTCGCCTTGCATGAGCTCTTTGGCCTGTGTCTGCAGGTTACCGACTAGGTCGTCAAAGGCAGTTTGGGATAATCCATTGTCTTTTGCCCAGCTGGAGAGAGTGGTTGCCATGGGGTTGGTTTCGGCTTCCTCTCCAAATACTTCTAGGTTGTATTTGCCGTCAGCTGGTGCCTTGTGTTTGCCCTGGCTGATTTGCTTACGCAGATCTGTCCAGCTCTTGGCTATGCCTTCTAGGTCTGGCTCGTTGTCGTCCTTCTTCCAGAAGTTTTCTGGCCAGTAGTCGGGTCTCTCTAGAGGATCCTCTGGCGCTGGCGCGCTTGGATCTGCAGCCTTGTGGTCGATCTCGACCGACTGGGGGTTGATTGGCTGGCTTTCGTCACTTGCTTGCACGTTGTCAAGTAGGCCGGATGTACCGGGCTCGACTGTTGCTGTGTCTGTCATAGTTTCCTTGCAGTGTTAATCCGTACCTCGATGTCCCGCACCACTGTTCTCTGCCCTTCAGCAAAGAAAGCGTGTGAGGGGTCTGTGCCCGGCACGGCGATGGGCACATTCACATACATGTCTTTAAGCCACTGGAGTAGCTTCTGGCCGTCCTCAGAGCTAAATACCCGCAGGGTTAGCCTGGCAAGATCTTCTCTCTTTTGGTCAACATCTCGGATGTCGGTGTTCTGGCCAATGGCGTCTAGTTCGTCCCATGACATAGTTATTCCTCTAACTTGTTATTCATCAATAGAGGCCTTTTTATTGATCTTGGGGTTAATGAAATACCAAGTTTATTTTCTGCCTCTTCCTTACTTGCTATTCCTAAAGCATCTGGATTTTTACCTGTCTCACGCATAAAATATTCTTTCCAAACAGTAGGATGCTTTTCTGACTTTAGAGGCATGTCATCTTCTGTCGTTGATGGCCAATGATATTTATCTTTATCAAATGGATCTCTTACAGGTTTAATGCCGCTTTTCCAAGCTAAACGATAGTCATAGTCTTCTATATTTAAATCTGGCTCTTCGTCATAGTCATTGACAAATTCTTTAAACCAATCTGTTTTTCTAATCCATATTTGAAAAGCATTTTCTTCTGTTTCGTCTAGTTTTAAAGGTTCCATTACATAACCCCTTCTGGTGCCGGTAGAGCCTGCATGCCGGCGCCAGCTTGGGCTTGCATGGCCATGGCCTGTGCGATGGCTTGCTGCTGCTGCTGGTTCTTCATCTCTTCCATGAGTACGGCACGCTCTGCTGCGGTGTTTCTCACAGCTGCTGGCACCCCTAGCTTGTCGGCTAGGTAGTCCACCAGCACATCTGTCTTAATAGCTAGCTGGCCATCGGTGCCCAGGCTCTGGCTAATCTGCATGTACTGCATGATGGAGTTAACCTCCTCCATGTTTTGAGCCATTGCAAGCGGTGCCACTGGGGTTACCTTGACCTCTAAGCCATTAACACGCAGAGGCATGTCAATCAGGCCGCGCTCGTCCATCACTTCCAAGATCTTGGCTGTGACTGGGATCATGGTCTCGTTGATCAGGCGGCCAAAGGCAGAGCCTAAGTTCTGAGCCAGCTCCTTCATGCGCTCGACAATCTCGGTAGCCGAGCGTGCGCTCATGTTGTCAGGTGGCAGCGACTCATCTAGCAAGATCCGCTTGATACTTTGCGTCATGTCGTTGATCACCAGCTGGCTGACGTTGAAGTCACCAGAGCGGGGCAGGGCTAGCAGGGCTGGGCCTTGTGCGCCACCATTGCGCGCAACAGGGATGATGGCACCAGGCACGATCTTGACAGTGTTGGGGTTGAGTACTCCATCATCGGCGGCGGTATAGACACCGGCCACAGCAAGCGATGCGTTCTTGAGCAGCAGCTCCTTAACCTTGTTCAACGTCTTGATGTCTGGCAGCGCAGTCATCAAGGGTCCACGCCCATAGATCTCTCCAGCCACCTTCATGTAGCGAGAGATCACCCAAGGGCTCATCTTCCTGCGGCGGTAGACAATCTCTGTCTTAGATACTTTGTCAATAACGTGGTAGCAGTAGTCGCCACGCTTGTAGTCATAGATGGTTGCCTCTAGCAACTCTACGTCATCGGTAGGCTTGTTCTCTATGCGGCGCTTTAGATCGTCTGATATCTCAGCATCTGGCCACTGGCGCTGGATAGACTCACCCTTCATGCGCATGCGACGGTAGACGTTGTCCACTTGGCCGTTTGCGCCTTCCTCGTAGCTCACTAGAAAGAGAGGCACAGGGATAAAGTTCAGCGGCTGCACATCGTCACCAGGCTGCACCATCATGCAGGCCGTGCCAACTGCCAGGTCTAGCAAGAACTCACCCATAGCAATGTCAAAGTTGCTCTGGTTGAGCATGGTAAACATCTTGTCTTGGTAGACCTCAAGGATTGCTTGGGCTTGTTGCTTTTGTTCTGGTGGTATATCAGAGCCAGCCTCCAACTTAGCCCACTTGCGCTGCGGTGGGAACACCACAGACTGCAGCCGGTTGGCAAAGCGCTGGGTGGAGTTGATGGCGGTCGAGTCAAAGACACGCTGCATCTTCTTGGAGCCTACGGCGCCGCCTTCCCACACACCGTAGAGCTGACGCTGGGGTAGGGCAAACTCATAGGCATCTTGATACAGCTGTTGGAACTCGTCCTTCTTTGCTTGGGCTGTGGCCTGCCGCTTTAAGATCTGCTCTGGTGTTAGGCGCATGCCGCCAGACGGGTTGTTTTTTTCGTATTCCATATCAATCCTTTTGCAATTCGTACTTCTGCAACATGTTGCGCCCCTTGGCCGCGAGCCTAGCTGCTGCACCTGCAGTGCGTGGTGGCGACTCGCCCCATGCGTTGGCTGCGAGCGCTAGCCTGGTTGGCTTGCCCTTGTCGTCTACCAGTGGGCCGCTAGGGTTGGTATAGAACCGAGTCAGGAAAGATCCTTTACGACGCAGTGCTTGGCCTGCAGGGCTCTTGTCTTTGACACCAGGCTGCAGGTTCTTGCTCTCACCGGAGCTCTCAAACTTGCGTCGACCGGCTTCGGTCAACCCACCCTCTGGATCTTTGTACTTGCTCACTTCTTGTCTCGCGCTGCTGCCATGTTGTCAATGAGGTTGGGGTATGGACGGCCAGCTTTAGCTGCACGGCGCATAGCGTTGCGCTTGTCGGCAGCAGAGAGCTCCTTTGGCTTTCCCAGCTCCTTAGGCCTTGGCTTGTCCCAGACCTCTTTCATTTCTTGCCCTTTGACATGCCAGCCTCAGACATTGCAATAGCAACGGCTTGCTTTTGGCTGGTGACTTTGTCACCGCTAGAGCTCTTGAGCTTGCCGGCCTTGTACTCGCGCATGACCTTAGAGACTTTGTCTTTCATCTTTCCGTCTTTTGTTTCGTAGTGGCCTGGCATTACTTCTCTCCCTGTAAAAGTGGTCTAGTCATTCTGCGAGATACGGCGCCTATCTTGGCAGCGCGTCGCTCACCGAGCTCACGCTTGAACCTGCCCTCGACTTCTTCCTTCTTGGCAGCAAACTCGCCAGAGTCAAACGCCTCTACCGTAGGTGCCATAGGTGTTGCCGGCGGTGTGGGTGCTGTCTCTGTAAACTTGGGGATCTCTTTTGGTATGTAATAAGTAAACGGCTCATTTACAGTGTTGTAACCAGCTAAACCAAATAAACCATATCTTGGTTTTTTAACTTGCTTATAACCAGTGGCCTCGGTTACGGGGTTGGCCTCTATATCGGCTAGCAGCTTGTTGTAGTTTTCTAGGTTTTTTTGGTAGCTCGTCTTTTGAGCTTCATAGGTTGGCAGCAGAGACTCTTTGTATGTGGCCAGCTCGGCCTCAAAGGGTTTCATCTTCTCTGCCACGCCTGTTTGGTAGCCAGTAAATGCCGTTTGGTACTCACCTGTTATAGCGTCGATGCTGGATTTGTATTGTTTAGCCAGTCGATCAATGTCTGATGTGCTGCGCCGTGCTATCTGGCGCTGTTTAAACTGGGGTAGGGTAGCCATTACTGCAACCTCATGCCACCAGCGCCTAAGTTAATAGGCACACCCAGCTCTGCGTCCATGCGTTCACCTGAGAGTAGCGACCGGCGGCCACCACGGGTGCGTGCTCTAAGTGCCGAGGCCTCCGCTGATGCTGCCTTGCGACGCTCTTCGTCGGCAGCCTCCTGCACTTCCTTGGCTTTCCTGTCCATCTCTAGCTTGTTGGTAGCGTATGTCTGCTGTGACTGCTCAAACTGCTGGCGAGCGGTCTGTGCCTGCTGCTCGAGGGACGCGCCCTGCTTGGCGTACTCACCTGTCTGTCGCTGCAGCTCAGTGCGCATGGCAGCCTGGTCAACGGCTTGCTGCGCTAGCAAGGTGCGCTGGTCTGCTTCCGCTTGCTTGCGTGATTTGCGCGCTTGATCAGCACTTACTGCAGTGCTTAAAAGTATTGCGCCAGAAATAAAATAGGTCATTAAGCTAACTCCTCATGTTTGTAAACTTCCATACCAAGCTCGTAATACTCAAGAGCAGTAAACATTTCTTCTAGTTTTCCAATATCAGTTTCATCGGTTGGATTGGGATGGATAGTTGTCCAAATTGCATCCTCATGCGTATGCACAACGCGCTTAGTTCCAACTTCTGAGATAAAAGATGCAGGCGCAGTGTGTGTCTCTAGACCAAATTCTGTGTAGCAAGTAATGCTGCCCTTGCTAATGATGTTGAAGTGGCGGTGCCTGTGGATCTTGCCAACAACAACCGTGCCGCCTGGCAAAAAGATCTCACGCGCATAGATGCCAGGCGCTAACCAGTGCTTAAGCGGTGGCGACTCGTCCATGCGTTGTCCATCTGGCAGCGCTTGGCACGCCATCTGTATAGCCATGATCTTTTGCCGTGCAACCGGTGCAGGCAAGTTAGCTGGTGGCAACTCAATCAAGTCATTACTCATAACCTAATTTTATAAACCACAAACTAGACTAGCAACACCTGTATATCGTGGCGTTATACCCTACGCAAACACATCAAAGTCGGTGCTGGCGCTGGATTGACCCATAGGTCTACCGCCGAGCTGGTGTGTGCGTGTCATGCGGTTGTATTCACCGCCACCCAGCATCAGGTAGCCAAAGGAGTCGCCAATGTGCGAGTGCTCATTCTTGTTTGGGGCATCCCTAAAGCGCTCTTGACCTGCGCCAATGGCTATGCGCTTAAAGTGGTAGCCACCGGCAAGTGATTTACGCAGCAGCTTGCACTCTCGGTTGACGATAAGACCTGGTCGGCCTTGGATAAGACGCTGCATAGGGGCGGCTGACGCCTCACGACGCACCTTAAAGTCATTGGACGCTGTCGGCTGCGCACGCAAGCCCAGTGTTTTAAGGTAGTCAAAGGCTGTGACCTCGTATATACCGTCCCTTGCCATGCCGGCTGGGTCTCCCCAGACCAATACCTGGTGGTTGGGGTAGCGTTGGTTCAGTTCTCCGAGCAGCTGGTGGCCAAAGCGCTCGAGACCCATGTCAAAGGTGACGATCTCTTGGTGTATGAGCCACCTGCCGTTGGGCAAACGCTGTCCAATGGTGGCAGCTGGTGTCAGTCCAAAGTCCAAGCCCACTTGGATGGGCACATTGGGGTCAATTTCGGTCTCGCCCGACATGGTCGAGTCTTCATACTCTGGCCAGACGGGTCTGCCTTCCTGCACATAGGTGTATTCGCCACCGGCGTAGCAGCGGATCCAGTCTAAGTTCTTGCCAAGCAGCATTTGCTGGTAGTAGCCTGCTGGCAGGTTGTGTATGTTCTCTGCTTTGGGGTTAACTTTCCACCACTTGCCAGACGCAAAGACATGATCGTTGGCCTCTGGGTTCTCCGGCAGGTGCTCTACGTCTACAGGCACCACGCCGCCAGGCTGTCGAAAGAACTTCCAGGCGTGTGGACCGCTCATTTTCTCCTTCTCAGCCATGCGGTGATACCAATGATCATCATCACACGGGTTGGTGTCCATCCAGATACCGTGCCATGAGGCGCCGCCATCTCGCTGGGTAGGGTATCGGCCAACACGGTGGGTCAACCCGTCAATAACTGCCTTGGGTAACTCACGCGCCTCATTCACCCAAGCGCCTGTGAGCTCCAAAGACAGCAACTTGCGTACATCTTTAGGTTGATCAAGTGCTAGAAAGATCACCTCGCAGTCAATACCGCAGGCCTCTCCTCGAGCTGGCAGTCGGATGTGGTGTGTGATAGGCGGTGTCCACAGCAAGTTACCAAATGTGCTCTCGGGAAAGAGGTCTATCCATGTCTTGATCGTGGTGGTCTTGAGCATGGGGTAGCTATTTCGCACGATAGCCCAGCGCGAGTAGCGTATGTTGTCAATGGGTGAGGGCTTTTGCTGCACAGCTTTGATAAAGATCTTGGCTGCACACCCGTAACTCTTGCCCGAGCCCACAGGCCCCATGATGCCTTGTACAAAGTTTTTGCTCTGGATGAAGTCATAGATGACAGGCGACTCGCTGAAGTCAAGGTTTAGCCCACCAACGGGAATAGCTTTAGTTGAATGCTCTTTTGTTTTCACGCTCAGATCCAGATGTATTTGTTAAACATGTAAAAGAAAAAGCTCGCCACAGCAATAAGCGCCAGGAGTATTGCAAAGTCACTTAGTGGTGGGTCTCGGTGCGGTCCAGTAATGATGTCTTTATTGACGTACTCTTTAGGCCAAGCCTCTTCCAGAGTGCGCGGGAACACCCGCACAGTTGGGTGGTCATCAGTTATGTGCTGTTTCATCATCGTCAACCTCCTCACATAAGTCGCAACCTGGGTGATCCGGATCCCTGCAGTTAGGGTGAGCCATAAGCATACTCCTATGCCTACGCTCGTGCCTGTCCTGTGCCTTGAGCTCCTCAATGTCGTACTCATCCATCATGTCTCACCCCTCGGCGCCACCACATTGATGTCAATCACAGATGGCTTGCTGCTGCCATCATCTGGGTTATCCAGCAGTCCACTAGCCTTGGCCAGCAACCTCAAGACTCCCACCTTGTCGTACAGCTCAATGTCAAGCGTGGAGTACACATTGCCGTCAGAGTCCTTCTTGCTGTTGACCTTGATAGACTTAATCGCGTGCAACGCATGCTCTGGTATCAGGTGGCTAGCCTTCACAGTCACATTGCCACTCTCATCCCAGCTCATGATGTCTGTGATCTTCGTGTTGGCCATAGACAGCAACGCATAGGCCACAGCCTCACGATTGCTCTCAAGCGTAGCACTGCGCTCTAAGCGCCTCTCAATCGAGCGCACACCACCCCAGTTCTTCACACTAGGGATCTGCTCAGATAAGCGAGATTTAACCCGTGCCATCAGAAAGGTATATCCTCGTCAAGCAAAGCTACCTTGGCAACAGGCGCAGCAGCCTGAGCAGTCTTAGCCACACCCACCTTGATCTTGAACCACACTGCACCATCAGCAGTCTTGTTCACATACAGGTCAAGGAAGTGCTTAGTCCCATCTGGCATCACAAAGGTGCCCTTGTAGTCTCCATGCCAAGACTCAGTCTTCTCAGCATTCTTCCAGCACTTGCCCTCACTAGGCTTTATTTCACGATCATCAGTCATACAACTCCTTGGTTAAAAACAGGGGAAAAATTGAGGGGAACCCCCGCTACGCTACCGTAGGGGGCGGGGGGCAAGGGTGCCTCTTGCTTGGCCAGCTGCAGGCGCTGCCTGCCTGCCACGCCTTGCACATGTGCCGTGCCTTTGCTTGAGCACAATCCATACGTTCGTTTGGTCTTTGCACAGGTTTGTGCCAGAGCCTCTACAACGAGCTGAGAGGTCGAGTGGCTACCCTTGCCTAGACCGACCCTAGATCGTGGCTTGTAGGTACCACAGAACCCGCGGAGAGGGCATTCAATCATCGGGCATCTGCCTGCAATTGACGTATTCCAGCCATCAAGACCTTGGATGTGGGTGTGATGCCCTCGGCCTTGTACAACGGCAGCAGCGTGTTGAGGCTGTCAGCGATCTGCGTGTCTGTCATGCCATCCGACTTCAACTCGTTAACTTCTAAGTTGTTCAGTACTAACATGTCTGCTTCTTTCTCTTTAAGAAGTTTACTTGTAACAAGACTACTTATAACAGGAAGACCTCTCATGTCTTCTTCCGTGTTATCTACAACCTCTACGTTGTGATAAGGTTGTGATTGCTGCACAACCTGCGGGTTGTTAGTGCTAGGTATCTTATGCACAGGTTGTCCACGCTTTGATTGACTCTTTTTGACTACTTTGCGCTTGCCTGCTGCTGGCTCTGGTTTGTCTGTTTGCATGTCTTGCTCCCTTTTCATCTGTGGTGTTCTAGTGTCCTCAATACTGCTCGTCACTGCTATGGCTGTCTCTGCGTCTATGTCTGCGCCAAAGATAACCCGTAGCGTGTCTGTCCTCTCTCCTTTAAAACCCTTCCTTACTGTCTCCAGGTAGCCGCACTCTCTAAGCTGCTTGAACTGCTTTGATACCGCTTGCTGGGTGATGCTCAAGTCCTTGGCTAGCCTTGTCTGGCTCACCCATGTGATGCCGGCTCTGTTGCAGTAACTACACAGCGCTGCCAGCACTCTCACTGCACCGTGATGCAATCGTTGGTCAAAGACCGCCTTGATCGGCAGCACTACTAACTTGCGCTGGTCTGGTGGTGCCTCCTTCAACCTCAGCCTTGGTGGCTTTGGTATCTCAAAGCTCACCACATTGTCAGCCACCGCGCTCATTCCTCTTGATCTCTCGCATGTACTGCCTGACCCTCTGCTCTGCGTTTACGCCATAGACTTTGTCTAGACTCGCCAGGTGCCTGTCCACCAGCTGCTTGTCTTTGAGCACTTCCCAGGTCGTCAACAACTCTCGCCCACACGCCATCAGCAGGCATTCCAGGCTGGGTGACGGCGCGTTGCTTGCCTTGCGATAGATGTACTTCCTCTTCATGCATTGCTTGCCTTCTTGCGGCTCCTGCTGGCCTTGGCTAGGTTTTCTAACCTGGCTAACTTAAGCTGCTCCATGTGTGTAGCGTCCAGAATGTGGGTGATCTGCTCAGAGGTCTTGAATGTGTGCAGGTTGGCACACTCATACCGCCGCACTGTAATGTTGTTCTCTCGCTTGCGTGTCTCTTTGATTGACGTCCACGTGCTGCAGATCGGGCACTTCATGGCTGCACCCTCAAGACTTCCTCGTTGAGCTCAAAGGCCAACCGGCGCACCTCGTCCAGTAGTTCCTTCAAGTCGTACACCCGATCCATCTCGATCTCGAGCGCAGCCTTCAAGACCTCGATCTGGTAGTTGAGCCTGCGCATCTCGCCGTTGGCCTCCTGCGTGTCAATGACCGTGCCCTCGTCATCTCTGACAATCTTCACGTAACTAATGTGCATCAGTCGTCCCTGTCCATCCAGCTGTTTATCAGCGCGATGGCCACAAAGACACCAACCATCACGCCGATCAACATCAGCGCAACAACAATCAATACAGTCTCAAGCATTGTCCACCTCCGATAGTGCCCAGTGCAGCAGCGATAGCGCGTCTGCTACGTTGTCATCTGTTACCTGGTAGCCCATGCCAACCATGGCAGCGATCATGTCTTCCTTGCTCGCGTTGCCTTTTCCCGTAGCGTGCTTTTTGATGGTGCCAACCGGCACGCCTTGGTATGGGATCTTGTGGTGCTCACACCAGCTGGTCAGCGTGGCCATCAGGCCGCCGTAGACATGCGCGCTGTCTGTGCTGGCATGCCGGCGCACCTCTTCAAAGTAGATGGATTGGATCTCGCCACC